ATGACAAATAACAAAAACGTAGTAGAAGAAGCTCTAATTCAAATAAGAAATTTAGAAGAGACTCTACAAGAGAACGCAAAAGGAATACTTCAGTCTACAATGAGTGAAGAAATCAGACAATTAGTAAAAGAATCTCTTAAAGAACAAGATGAGATTGAAACTCCGCCTGTCGATGACGACATGGTAATGGGCGATGATGAAGATTTTTCTGATGACGATGATGAAGATTTTTCTGATGACGATGAGGAAGATTTTTCTGATGACGATGAGGAAGATTTTTCTGATGACGATGAGGAAACTATCGACATGACAAAAGCATCAGACGAAGAAGTTCTTCGAGTATTCAAAGCAATGGGTGATGAAGACGGTATTATCGTTAAAAAAGAAGGTGAAAATATTCACTTAACTGACGGTGATAACGAATACATGATTCAGTTGGGAGAATCTCAAGAAGATGTGACCGAAACAATGTATGAAATTGAAATGGAAGAAGAAGAAGACGACGACATGGAAGACATGAGTAAAATAGATGAAGAATGGTCTTGGGGTGGTGCCGCAATGGGTGCTGTAAAAGGAGGTCTTGGTCTTAGTGAAGAGGATGACATAGTAGATGAAGTTGTTTACGAAATCCAAATGGACGAAGAAGACGACATGTCAATTCATGGTATGAAAGTTTATGAGGAAGATTTAGAAGAAGGTATGTATTCTGAATTTGACGAAGAAAGTGATCCATATGCTGACACGGAAGATCCATACGCCGATGAACTAGGAGAAGATCTTTACGCCGATGAACTAGGAGAAGATCTTTACGAGTCAAAAAAATCTATGAAATCTAAAGGTCTTGAGTCAAGAAGAGGTCCAAAATTCAATTACGACAAAAAACCTAATATGAGCGGAGGTTTCAATACTAAAAGAAAAGAAGCTTTTGGAAAAGGAACTAAAGCAATGGGAACTGGTAAAGCCAAATTTGAATATAAAGAGGGTGTGAATATGGAAAAAGGATCTATGAAAAAAGTTGAGACGAAAGAAGCTTCAAGAACTTACGGTAATGGATCAAAAAATGGTAGTAGAGGTTTAAGAAAAGCAAGACTAAATAACAGAAATATGGAATTTAATCCATTCAAACTTTCTGAATCATCAATTAACGAAGTTAATTTGTTAAGAGAGAAAAACGAAGAATACAAACAAGCACTCGACGTTTTTAGAACTAAGTTGAATGAGGTTGCCGTGTTTAATTCAAACTTAGCTTACGCTACTAGACTTTTTACAGAACACTCAACAACAAAACAAGAAAAAATAAATATTCTTAAAAGATTCGATAATGTTGAATCTTTAAAAGAATCAAAAAATCTATATAGATCCATCAAAACTGAATTAAATTCAGGATCAAATGTAGAAAACAAAATTAACGAATCAATTGAAAGAACAGTTAAAACCGTATCAACAGGATCGGCAGTGAATTTGATTGAATCAAAAACTTATGAGAATCCTCAATTCATGAGAATGAAGGATTTGATGACAAAGTTAAAATAAACATAAACATAAATTAATAAAAAACTCAAAAAAAATGGGAGCATTATTAGAATCAGGTCTAGTTGGTAACATCGGTCTTAAGCACCTTAAAGTTATCAAAGAAGACACAATCAACAAATGGGACAAATTAGGCTTTTTAGATGGTCTAAGAGGTCACTTAAAAGAAAACGTAGCACAATTGTACGAAAACCAAGCATCTTACTTAATTAACGAAGCAACTTCTGACGGATCTTCTAACGGAGCATTCGAAACTGTTGTTTTCCCAATCGTAAGACGTGTTTTCTCTAAATTGTTGGCTAACGATATCGTATCAGTACAAGCTATGAACTTACCAATCGGTAAATTGTTTTACTTTGTACCTAAAATTCAAGGTTATCAAAACGCAGGGTCAGTTGCTAACTTCCCTGACAACCCAACAGGTGGTGAACATTATCCACCAATTGGTTCTCCTGAGGCTGTTAATTCAGGTCAAGATGATCCTAACCAAGGTTATGCAACAGGATATCCTTACCAAAAAAATCTTTATGATTTATTTTACGAAGGAAATGAGGCTGGTTTAGATCCTCCAGGATTGTTTGACTATTCTAAAGGTAAGTTTACCGCAGTTACAGCAAACACACTTATACAAGCATGGGCAGGTTCAGCTCTTGTTGATGCAAGTATTGCAGCTGGAACACCGGCTGGCGGGGCATTAATTCCTTCTGGAAATACAAGAAAAGTAATTGTTAAACTTTGTGGTTTTGCAAACGCAGGTGTTGGAAAACTAATCGGACCTGATGGTAATGAAATGGATACAGAATCTTTCCTTTCGGATCTTAGAATATATGGTGGAGCTGGATTAGATGTATCTACAACACCATGTGACGTTATTCAAAATGCCGCAGGACAATACTTACCATTGTTATTTAGAGTTGTAACTCAAATCTACGGAAAAGGAATTGTTCAACCAACCTCTACAAATACAGCAACTGTATTCGGTAACTCAGGTAGTGCCAATGGAACTACTACGGGTAACGGTGGAAGTTACAATGATATTTGTGATCAACAAGGTTGTATCTATTTAGAAGTTGATTTATCTTGTCCGGTATGTGCTGATTGTAACTCAACATCATTAGATGGTTACACAGGAACAACTATCGTTTCAGGTGCATCAGGAACTTCTTTTACGGCTTATTATAGAAGATACGCAAACCTTGAGTTCGAAGATGAGATCGGTGAAGTTTCTTTTGACCTTGAGTCAGTTACTGTATCTGTTACAGAAAGAAAACTAAGAGCACAATGGTCTCCTGAATTAGCTCAAGACGTTGCTGCATTCCATAACATCGACGCTGAAGCTGAATTGACAGCATTGTTGTCAGAGCAAGTTGCGGCTGAGATCGACCGTGAAATTTTACGTGACTTACGTAAAGGTGCGGCTTGGAACTTACGTTGGGACTACAACGGATGGAGAAGAATTAACGCTACTACATCTTACACTCAAAAAGACTGGAACCAAACTTTGATTACAGCTATCAACCAATTGTCAGCACAAATCCACAAATCTACTTTGAGAGGTGGTGCTAACTGGATCGTTGTATCTTCTGAGGTTTCTGCTATCTTTGATGATTTAGAATACTTCCACGTATCTAACGCAGCTCCAGATCAAGACCAATACAACATGGGTATTGAAAGAGTTGGAACATTATCAGGTCGTTACCAAGTTTATCGTGATCCTTACTTCCCACCAAACCAAGTTTTGATCGGACACAAAGGAACTTCATTGTTAGACACAGGTTACATTTACGCACCGTATGTTCCTCTACAATTAACACCTACAATGTATAACCCATTCAACTTTACGCCAATCAAAGGTATTATGACCAGATACGCGAAAAAAATGGTGAACAACAGGTTCTACGGAAGAATTACCGTGGATGGTGTTAGAACATTCGATTTAAGAGAATTGAGATAATCAAAATCTTAAACAATAACATTAAAGGGAC